CCGGATATCCAGTATTCCAATTTTGGCGTTCTTCCTCGCCCATCGGCTTTACATATACATGAACAGCGGTTACTCCGCTGATTGGAATAGAGGGTGTTTTGCTAAATATTCTATCTTCTGATTCGGACGCTCTTCCAGTTTTGGAAACATCTCGGTTTCCCCAATAATCAACTGGGCCTGCCGGATAATGATTATTATACCATTCTCCATCAAGATTAAACATAACGCCACCATTGCCGACATAATCATGGAATCCACCAAACTTAGTTCTGGTTGTACTCATAAAATAATGGTAACCACGTGGTGCCCATTCTTCTTCTACGGAACCCACAGTTGAACTGAGTTCAAATTTTCCAGATTGCAAGATTGATACTGCCGAATGCAAGGAAGTATAGTGATAAACTATACTTGACAATCCCTCACTTAAAAAATTTTTTTTTTTGAGAATTTTCTTGTATCGCGCCTCGCTTCATCGCTCGTTTGGCATTTCTGTCAACGATTGTTCCAGCCTCGTCGGGTGTCATCATGTCTACCGGTTCATCATTGCCAGCAAATTTAATTACACCTTCATTTGGCGAATAGGGAGCTAAGATATTACTCAACGGTGGTAAATTGGTGATTTCACCCAAGGAATCTTGTGTCACTTGTACTCCAAGATTCCTTGCCAATTTAATAAAGGCATCAGTGCTTATTTCTTTTTTACCAGCGGTATCTTCTGCTCTACCTTTCAAAAGTTGAACGAGAGCCATCATCTTTTGATTGCTGGTTAAGCTGCCGTCAAACTCATAAAGTCTCATTTTGCTCTGGCTCTACCCAAAGTAGTCTCTTCGCCACCCATTTCTGGTTCATCAAAATCCACATCCATGTCAAAATCCATATCTTCGTCAGGGGATGGTGGTGGTGTCATGCCAGTATCATTGGGTGAACCCACGGAAGGAATAGATGATTGTTGTCCAGTAATTATACCCACAGCTGCTTCAAGTTGCAACTTGGCAGTTTGCATACTTTGTACCAACGTGGAAAAAGCGGTACCAGAATCTTGATTGAATTGCACAGCTTTGTCATATCCGACTTCATTTTTCACTTGATTCACCAATGCTGGTAAATCCTTGAATTGAACGGATGTACATTGTTCAATCATTTTTTGAACTTGATCTACCAAATCTTGTGCTGCCAAAATGACCTGAGCTTGTTGAATTTCAGATTCGCTAATCTGAATTCTCCAATGGCGATTCCAGTTTTCATTCTGAATAGGTGAACCCATCATAGCACCAGCCATTGATTGTTGTTCATCTTTAGATAGCGTTTGACCACTGATAGACTTCTTCATCGTTTGTTGTAGTTTTGGGTCTTTGATTTTTTGAGCCGCTTGAAGTTGTTGTGATTTCACTTTTTGCTTTTCTGCTGGAGTTGGGGTAGTGGTGCTTCCACCAGCTGGTTGAGTCATAGCTCCGGCATTATTTGTTGCTCCGCTTGGTGCATACTGAGTATTTTCCTTCAAGCGGTATTTCAGTGCTTGTTCAACCATCATGAGTTGAATAAATTTCGGATCACGTTCAGAATAATGAATACTCGGATCAGCCCTGCGCTCTGCAATCAAATTGCGAACACGAGATAGTAGTCTTTTGGTATCATTTTCCGAAAGATTCCTCAGTGATACTTTACGCCCAAAATATTGCTCTAATACCTTGGTATAATGTTTAGCGGGTGATCTCGCTTCAAGTTCTTGTAAGTTCATTGTTAAATCCTCTTAATTGCCAATTCTTTGTTATCTTATAACAGCGACGGAGTTCTGATTCAATCTCGCGTTTTTGCTGTAGTTTAAAGTCTATCTTCGCTGCAATAACTTCTGCAAGCATTGCATCATTATTCCTTTTTGCCATACCTATTCTTGTAATTAGATCATTGTTGATTCTATCCAATTTATAATCTAATTGCTTAATAGTAATAGCCATATCATGTCTATTTATTTTATCTGCTATACACCAACTGATGGCTGATGGCATTTTTTTCATACTATGTAACGAAGTACCTAATTTTAAAACTCTATACTCGTTATTGTTAGTAACTATTTCATAACTGCCAAATAGATGGTAGTTTTCGTAATCATCTTTCCATATCAATAAATCTTTAAGATTATCTAATTCGGATGTGAATATTGTTTTATATTTTTGTTTTTTGTTCATTTAGTAGCATAATTTTCTATTAACCATCCTATTACTCCCAAGAGTATAGTGATGATGCCGACTCCCCATTTCAGATGTTGTTCGTGCCGCTTACGATCTCCGGACATCATTAAGTCATACATTTCCTCTATCGCCACGTCCACTTTATCTATTTTTGCGGCCATATCATCTAACCTATCTTCCAATGCACTATATCTCCTTGCACATAATTCCACATGAGCTTCTAACGAATGTCTTTCAATACTACTAATCTGATCGGTCATAACAATGCTCCTTATGTTGAACGATTCAAAAAATCATATAGTATTTATCTTTTTTTGAAAAACTGTATGTTAGTAGTATTACCTATTGCGGTGGTCATATTTGCTTGAATTTCGCCATTCTCTGATATTATCAACATAGGAATTGAATTGGAATCTTTGTGGAGTATATCCAATTCCGAGAATTCCGTGTATACTGAATCATTCTCAACAAAAAATTCAAATAACCATTGATCGTTTTGTTTTATCGGAAGATTATCATAAAATACTTGTGTTCTTAACCCCAATATCTGAAGTAATGTTTCAAAATTTCGTTGTTTATTCCTTGATATTAGCCAATCTGATTGATTGGTAATAATAGCACCTGATTGATCTGGAAACGGCAATCGTTCTGCTTTAAAAAAACCAGTTGTTCCAGTGCAAGTTATATCAAAAGAAGTCTGACAAATAATTGAAATCATTATGACCTATTTACGTCAGATTTTTATCAGACAAAAAAATCCCGCCGAAGCGGGATTTTGTGTATATATCTTAAAGATATATTAGGATGCAGCCGTTGCAGTACTTGCCAATCTGAAGCCAACAGAAAATACTTCAGTTCCGGTGAAATCATAGCTTGATCCGTTGGGAAGTTGAGCATTACCTAGACCACCAATAAGTGCTTCAAGATTTACCGCTGAATTATCTCCGCCGGTAGTATCGGTGTTGAAAGCACCCACTGGGAAAGTTGCAAGGCTAAAATTTGTATTTGCAACAGTGTTACTAACTTGATACATAGCCACTGTGGATACTTGTTGAACTGTTTGTAGTAGCAGTTCAATCGCGCCACCAACACCAGCTTGATTGAAGGGGTTGGTATTACCACCAGAAAGATTCATGCCGAAGAATTCAAGTTTTGGTCCTTGAAAGTTAACGGGAACGCCAGCTGGTGCATAAGTTACATTTGCTGCAAGTTGTGGACCAATTCTTTGATCGATTGCAAAAACAGGTTGTGAGCCGCCCGAGACGACAGGTATACTAGCCATAATAATTTTCTCCTTTAATAAATGTGGACGAATGTTGTTTTGTGTGAACCTTTTTCACACGAATGTTTAACATCTTGTCCTATACTTATTTATCTAAGTTCACAAATAACTTTAATTCAACATTTGTTTGTTTTTACACGAGGTAAATATCCCAGTACCCATTCCTTTCCAGGACAATCCTTGGAGCGAGTATTTCGGGTGCCATTATTCCATCCTCTTGTGCCTTTGTTGTTTCCTTCCTTTATCCAGCTATCTCCGGGACAATCTTTCACAAACATGTAATCCGTTCCGTTTGTCCACCATGTTGCGCCTTTTGAGTGTCCCTCCCTCACCCAACCTTCGCCCGGACAATTCAACGACCACGAGTAGGAATCATCTTTTTTCCAACAAGTAGCTCCAATTCCGGTACCACCCTTCTCCCAACCTTCGCCCGGACATTCATCTGACATGACATAAGTTCCTTGCTTATTCCACATTTTTCTTCTTTTGTTGGGTCCTTCTTGTATCCAATTTTCACCGGGGCATTCATGTGCGAGAGAATAATCTGTACCATCAGTCCACCATCTCGTTCCCTTAACGTGAGATTCTTGGTACCAGCCCTCATCTTGACAATTCTTCAATCTTCTATAACATTTCCCATCAGTCCAAAAAGAAGTTCCTTTATTGGGTCCTTCTTGTATCCAATTTTCACCGGGGCATTTATATGACATTGTGTAATTTATACCATCTGTCCACCAGATTTTTCCTTTATTGAAGCTCTCTTCTATCCAATTTTCACCTGGACTTTCGTGAGAGATAGAATAATCTGTTCCATTGGTCCATTTTTTGGCACCATCTCCCCAACTTCCCAAATACCAATCTTCGCCCGGACTGATTGTTGACATTTTATAATCAGTTCCATTGGTCCACCACTTAGTTCCGCTTGCTGGACTTCCCAAATACCAATCTTCTCCGGGAGATTCGTGTGAGCGAGAATAGTCAGTTCCATTGGTCCACCAAGACATACCAAATGTGCTGAAATCACCGAAATCACCATTACGTTTATTCAACCATTTTGGGTTTTTTGCTGCATTTAACCGACGCAAAACCTTATGTTCCCAAGCTCTAGTTGCAAGTGGAGTTATAAAATTCATACGCCTTATTTGAATAATATCAGGCTCGCCATGTAGTTCGCGAAATCTTTCTACGTGTTTACTAGAGGTCCAATAGTTCTTCCAAAAAGTATTCGGGTCGGCGTCTTGTCCGTACTTGGAGCCGTAATACCAGATATTAAGATGAGACCATCCGATTAGGTAGGTGTAAAAGACTGGATTTTTTAATTTTTTTCTTGCCATAATTTATCTCCTTTTAATGATGGCAACGCCACACAGAGATATTTCAGATATATTGATCTGGGCAATAAATACATTGCTGATTGCTCCTCCATAGCGTTAGAACCAATGGGTGTTTGCATCACCGCGATTGGTATCCTTATTTATCTTTTAGTTCTTATTGAATAATTTGTTACCATGCGAGAACACGAATCTGTCTACCAGTTTTACTCTGCCGTCCGGTGAATTCAATACCCATCCCTCATGACCGGGGTGTTGTCTATCTAATTGGAGTAATGATTCCATTTTTAATTCATGCAATAATAAAAATATTTCAAATACTGCTTTAAGCGCGTCTCCGTTTGATGAAGGGCTATCTAAGTATTCGTTTATTCTTTTATATTTCAATGCGCCAACATTTCCCTCAATCCACTCTAAAAATCCATTTAGCAAATCATCAAAATTACTGCTTATACGAGAATTGATAAATCGCTTACACAGTTGAGGCAAGTCTGTTATTTTTTGAGATCGTAGCTCAGATGGATCAAATAACAAATCAATATCATCACCATGCTCTTTTAGCAATTTCTTTATTTCACCAATTATTTCCTTGCTTACCTTGAAGTTATTCCCTGATTCAAAGTCTGATGGGAACATCAGCAATAAACCCGGTGATTTTTTATGTTTTAACTCAGTTAGTGGCTCATCGCCAGATTCTTTGTGTTTAATCAGAGTATGAAGAGCTACACCGACCTCACTATCTGTAATCTTGTTTCCAAGTTCACTATTAACCGGAATCTTGTACTCTATAAAATTTGGCCTAAATGTATATGCGCCTTTTATTTCTTTTGGCTTAGATGAATACATCAGATCACCCTTGATGAATCCCCTAAAGCCTTTTGGCAAAGCTGAATCTAATAACGGAAATAATTTATCATATATGTCAATCAATTCTTCTCTTCCTGGACCACGCGCATTGAGAATATCTCTCATTTGTTCTGATGTTTCCGCTAATCCATCATATGTTTTAGCAGTGAATCCAGATTTGTCTGTGAGAATAAATTTACCCTTATCGTTTCTACCGAATACTATACAAGGTTTACCGTCTATTTTGGTACTGATTGATTCATCGCCATTCTCAGAAGAATATTTCATTATTCTAAGGGCTTCTTTTACTCCTTTTGAACCCCTTTCAAATACCAAATCCTCTAAGTGTTCTATTCTTGCATTATTCTCAAGTAATGGCTGATATCCTTTGTGAACGATTCTATCTCGGAGTCTTGCCATATAGTGAATTTCCGGTTCATAGTAATCATCAATAAACGGAATACCTTCTTTGTTTAGGTGTTGTGTGAATAATTCTATTTTTCTTGTTCGCTCTTTGTCTTTTGCCAACATCCTCAGTAATCGTTCTACTGTGCCCATATCTGCGCTTCTTGCGCTTGGTCCAAAGAATTTAACAGTAATGTCATTGACATCATTACTCACCGCTTTTTTCGTGTTTATGTCGTATAATCCTTGAAGTGGGTTTATTTTTTGACCCATAGTGTATGCAATTGAATTCAGTAGAATATTTCTTTCTCTACATTTATAGATACTTTCTTCTTGTAATCGCATCATATATCTACTAAACTCAACATTCTTAACTGGATATAAGTTAACTTGAACGAATCCTCTTGATGGTGTTCCTACAACGGGGCACTTGAAGCAAACAGTATCATTTACTTTTTTCACGAAGTTATTAGGATTGAAGTCATAGCTTCTTGCCCAATTGATGAATCCTTCTAATAACTTGTTGGGTGATGATTTTGCCTGATCATATACTACATCAATATTTGAGCAATTCGGAGATATAGGTGCGCTTCCAACAATGTTGTCAATTAAATCCAAATGAGGTTGCATCATGCCCAACCAAGCAATAGTTGGTTTACAATCGGTTTGATTGATTCTTTGTGTCAGTAATTTTCCTTTTGAATCAACAAAAACGAATTTCGTCATGATATTTTAAATCCGTGTTTTGTCAGCAATCTGTCAGCTTCTTCGTTGCCGGTTGAATTAACAACTTCATCGTTGCCCTCAATTTTATCGTATTGTCTTTCTTTTGATCTTTTTGTGTGATTGTTCAGCGTTTGTGAAGCAAGGCTGGCTTGTCGGATTAAATCAACGAATAATTTATATTCTTTGGTCATAGTCCCCGAGGCATCTTCCATAACAGAACTGCTATAGAAATCATCCTCTTTGTCAAGGAATGCTTGAAGTTCTTCGGGCGCTATCGCTTGAGTCTTGGCATTGATCCATTCTCCTTTAGAGTTAACCATATAATCTCTATTGCCATAACGAATAATCTTGGGCTCACCCGATATTAACTTAGTGCCGCTTGGACTGATATGAGAAACATTTTTTGTCCTTGGCGATGTTGGGTTAGCCTGATTTTGATTTGATTTCTTATACTTTGAAATCTGATTATTCATAATTTTATCAATAATCACCATAATGTCATCGCCATTAACAAATGATTGAATATGATTTCCGTTTAAGAAGTTTATTTCAACGAAGTTGATCAATTGCTTTCGCATCACGCCAGAAGAACCATTCAGGTATCTTGCTCTTTCTACCTTATCACGGAAGTTATTGGCATATTTCTTTTTAAAGTTGTTCCAAAAATTATACGCTTTCGTTGCCTTGTTGTGCTCAGAAGCAGATGATAATAACCCTCGGCCAGCACGATCCTTTTTCGTTTTTTTATAGATATCCAACAGACCTTCGTCAAGGATTTTAGTTTTTTTAGGATTTGGTTGTGTTATCTGATAAATTAGCATCTATTCTTCTCACTGCTCGTATGAACTTGCTTGGGTCCTTTACCTTTATCGCATTCAATAGCTTTCTAACCAAAATCTCAGCATTGGCTTCATCATACGATGATTCAATTTTTTCAATCACACGAATAACGCTCGTAATAGCGGTTGAGGCTCTATTTTCCAATATATGTCCACGATCACGCTCAACATACATTGACTCAAGTTCTTCCAATAAACTTCGTGTTTTTTTCTGCATAGGGTAAATTCCAGTTACAAGCTCTTACTGTATTTATGCTAATTTAAAAATCAACGTCCGGACTTTAAATCATTCATTAGTTGTTTTAACTTAGTGCTGTGGAATTCAGCCTCTATTTTTGGAGATTCTTCGTTGATTTCCTCTATACTACTCGTTGTTGAGCTATCCTTGAGCCTATCAAGAACATTGGGCCTTCTCACGAACCCAGAACTCTCTTGTTCGCCATCCGGTAAATCGCTGATTCGCATAGTATCCATATCATACAGTAAATCAATCTTGTTACCAACGCCAGTGGAACTTCTTGATTTCATACATTGAATCTGATATTTTCCTTGTTCCTTCATTGATCGTGAAGTAAAGATACCAAAAACATTATCCGCCGTATTGATTTTACTTATACCACCAGCAATATGGCTATGATCAAACTCCACTTCTTCCACTGCTCCCCGATTTAATTGGCTGGCGGTCACAAGAAGTACACCCAATTCTTTTGATAAGTTTCTCAATTCCTCACTTACATATTTGTCCTTAACATACAAATCCGAGGGGCTAACTTTGGTGCTAACAGGCATCAATAGATCAAGGTAATCCACCATTAAAAAATCTATTTTTATTCCAGATTGAACTTGAAGCTCTTTAAGATACGAACGAATATTGTTGATATTACTCTGAGCGGGTAGATACTTAACTCTATATTGTCCCATCTTTTTGGATGCCATTTTTACCTTCAATTCGGTAGTATCCATATCTTTCCGAATATCTTTTGTAGACATCATTGTGAGCATCGCATCAGTTCGCAAGCTGGCTAATTCTTCGGATAGCTCTAAGGTGATGTAAACTCCATTTAATCCTTGTGCTAGCCAATTTAAAGCTAAATTCATCATTACAAGTGATTTTCCGCTACCAGAACCACCAGCGAAGATAGATAACTCGCCTCTACTAAAACCACCGTATAACAATTGATCTAATTGCTTCCATCCAGTAGATACTTGACCCCCGCTATTAAAGTATTTTTCAAGTCTATCTTTGGGATTGGCGAAGTAATCTGTTCCCATATCCTTGGTAAGACTGATTTGAACAGCATCTTTAATCAGTTTTTCAACAGGATCATATTCGCCCTTTTCAAGAAGATCGGCTGATTTCAGAATAGCTCTTTCTAATTCTCTTCTACGAGTAAAGCTCTCAAATTCAGCTAAAAACCAATCATAATGTCCTTCGGTTAAATCTGATATTTCTTCTAATCTTATTCCGGTCGCTGCTAATATCTGAGAACGATCTGGTAGTACCGTATACTTAGTGGCGTGTTCTTGTATAAATTTAGCAACAGGTTGTAATTTAATATCAAAATTTTTGGGATTATAAATGCCTTGGATTCTTACGTAACTCTGAGCATCTTGTATAAGGAATTCAATGAATAATTTTTGTATATCTAGGTTATAATCAGTGAGCATGAAGATGTTTTCTTTTTAATTCAATTTTTAGCGAGCTTTTTTCCACCGACTCAATGATTGATATCAGTGTAGCAATTTTTCCATAACGAGCAACAGCATCAGCAGTATCTTTAATATCACTGTCCCATTCTGGGAAGCTCACTCCCCAATGATATTCTATGGCTTTTTTAATCATTTTTTCGCCGGCTTTATCTCTATCTGGAACAACAATAACTTGTTTTCCGAAGCTGTTTATCAATCGTGCCTGGTTGTCATTGACTGTATGGTGTAATACAGCAACACCATTTATTTGAATGGCATCAAAAATTCCCTCTACTAATATCAGATATTTCCAATGTCTTGGTTGATTATCAAGATTGAATACATATCCCGGTGGATTGTGTTTTACATACTTTGGTAATTGATTATCTAAGTATCTGCTTGCGTATCCAATAATAGTATCGTCGTGAGTAAAGGGTATAATTATTCTATTGTTATCTCTGCCAATATCGTTTGGTGTTACATAATATGGCATTGATTCCGAATCAATAGAGCGTGATTTAAGGTAATCCGCGTATACCTTATGGTGCGGATTATTTATATCCAACTTGTCAGCAGTCTCGGGAAGTGATATTACTTCAAATTTTGGATTGATGTGTCTGACATGGCTTTCCACAATACCATAGAGATTTCTATGTCGTAGAGATTGTAGATTTAGCTTATTGATTATCGCTTGATCTACATTTAGCCATCCAAGGAGTAACTTGAAATTTTTACTTAGATGTTCACCGGGTGTAAACGAAGCGGAAAATCCACAGTTAAAACAGTTCCAAATTATAGATTGGTCTGAGTTTATTAAAATACCACCTCTTCCTCGTTGATCTGCTCGTTCGCCACGATGATGGCAACAAACGGCATTCATAGTTCGCCATCCAGAAGGGGTTAACTTATTTTTAGCCGGTAAATATGGCAATATGTTAAACATTGCTCTATCTTACGCCATGTTGGGTTCCTAATCAATGAAAAAGGTGAAATATCAACGATAGTACATGTTCTCAATATATCCAGTAGTGATAAGAACGATAGCGCCTGTTTTACCAGGCGGAACAGGATACACTTGGCCGTTATAGGAGATAATAGGAACCGGCCAATAGCCAGAACCAGGATTAGTTATAGTGATGCCAGTAACGGTGCCAGTAACAGTATCAATGGTGGCCTCTGCTGTTGCACCAGAACCATCGCCAACCAAATCAACTCTTGGTGGAGCCAAATAGCCGGCCCCACCATTCTGAAGCAATATATCCACCACATGTCCATCTTCGCATACTGCATAAGCAATGGCCGGTTGCGCTGGTTGCTTTGGAGTAGAAAATAGACTATTGTTAAACGCCATTCTAAGGAGAGGAAACCATCCTTCTATGTTCCAATGTATAGTGCCATAATGATTATAAAATGTTCTACTCTCGGTGATGTTATACCAAATGCTCTCATAGGTTTCTGCCCACTGAGCTTTAATCGTTCCTGTATATCCAATCAATGATAGTTGAACTGTAGTCAATGAATTAGCTGGTGTGATGTGGCTGGAGAAGTATTCAGTATTCATCCAACTATTGAAGTATGCGCTATCACCACCCCAATATTGTCCGGCCCAATTTGGATAATTTTCAAAACTTGAACCGCCGTAAGAATACTGGCTTGATAGTTCTAATGTAGGAAGAGTGAGCGGACGACTTGGAACAAATTCCGGGAACACTGAATCCACGATATCCAATGGCGCTCTCGCACCCGCATACGAATCGGTAAAAACCGGTTCAACGAGATTGCCTGAGTGTCGTTGAATTGAATAATACGCTGGTTGGGCAATAAGTTCCAATAATTCTTCGCGAGTGAACGTAATCTTAAATCTGCCACATCCGGGATTCAGAATAACCATTTCTTTTTCAAGAAGGATTCTATCACCGGCAGTATTCATAACTCGGAATACGAAATTGCTGCCACTGATATTCACCGGCTTTTCTTGCTGGTTGATAGCTTGGAACAGAAGGACATTGTCCACGCCGAGGTTCAAATTTAATCGTTTGCTGTACATAGGATTTTCAAACCGATAAGTGAACGTGAACCCATCACCAGTATTGATAACGAGAACTTTGGTAAATTGGTGGTAAACATAGCATTGTGTGGCATACATTTGTTATTTATCATTTATTAACCAGTATAACGATTGCCCTTCGCTATATTTTCTTCAGCCCACAATGGTTGAAGATTGGTGTAGTGATTTAGAGCCAAAATTTCTTCTTCTGTTTGTCCATAAGATATAGGTATAATATGGTCAATATGCCATTCACTTCTATTTTCCCATGACATACCTTCTTTAAATTGTGATTCTAAATGTTGTTTAAGTTCTTCGAAACTACAGCCAAGTATTTGTTCCGTTCCTGAATTTTTTCTAAATCCTTTTTTTCTTATATACAACCCTATCAGGGATCTCATGTTACATTTAAGTCTATATACAGGATCTTCGGCTCTTCGTATTTTATGACGTTCATTTTTATATTTTCTTATTTCTTGTTTTCTTTTATTCTCTCGTATCTTTGCTTTTTCTTTTAAAATTTTTTTATTTTTTTCGCGATAGTCCTTTTGATAATTTGCAAAATATTCTTTGTTTTCGTCTCTCCATATCTTATTTTTTTCTGCTAAAATTTGTTTGTTAGCGTTATAAAATTCTTTTCGACGTTCTTTAATGTAATCGGCATTTTTCTCTCGCCATCTTTTACTTGTCTGTTTGTTTTTTTCTGGGTTTTCAAGACGACGGCTCCGCATATCTTCTTTTATGCAAATCTTACAAATTGTAGTGTGCCCGTCGGCCGTATCTTTCTTTTTGTAGAACTCTGAGAGAGGTTTTGATTCTTTGCATTTGCTGCAAGTTTTGGTATAAATACTCATAGTTGATACTCCTTGTTAGTATTAAAGTGTCTGGGGATAGCCGTCCCGCGAGACACATTTTATTTATCGACGAGTATTTATCTAAAATGAAAATAAGTCAATGATTAATAAACATAACATTGGGTACTGTAAGCCATATTATATTTATCTTTTTAGTTCAACTATTTTGAGAAGAATAAATACTATCCGATGACATCTTCCATTTTAGAAAAACTATCAGAACAATATCCGTTTATTACGTTGTGCGTTTATGCCCAAAATGAATATATAGGTATTATTCAGAATCAAGACAACAACATAACATCGTTATATGATTATGGAAGTGTTATTGATACCTCAATGAAACAGTTATTCATTGACTTGGGTAATGCATGGTGGTGGGAAAGTAATCGCTCCATACCAATCAATATTTTCCTCAAGGCAGAATGGGAACCCTTTAGACCATACTTAAAAACATTCGCTAACAAGGATTTGCAAATAATACATGGACCAGTGTGTAGTTTAGGTCAGTTAAACGAAAGGAAATCCAAAAAAAGATCAATAACTCTCGTTAAAAGAGTTATTTGATTTTTTCAGACAATTGGTTAAGATTTATTTTAACCAACATCGCATATGATATACTATGACTTTTTCTAAAAGTATATCCATCTGTCAACTCTCCATCCCATACATTACTCAATACCTCGTCCCATGGTTTTCTTTGCAGATGCGCCTTACCAGGACGTATGATACTAATAAAAGCTGCCATTTTTATGACACTATCTGGTTGCATCGCTTTCAATAGATCATAATAATTTCCGACATGAACTATTTGTTCTGTAACCTTCTTATCTTGCCATAGCATATCCCACATAGGCTCTTGATTGAGCAATTTTTCATAATGCTCATTATCTCGTATCATCTTATATACTTGCACATTAAGTAGGTCTATTTTAAAATATCCTCTACTTTCTGCTTCTTCGTATAAAATGGATGAACATTCATTTACAGGATCATACGGAATATTGGTAGCATAAATACCAGAATTGTGCTTTTTAATTTTACCACCGTGTAACATGGAAGCAGCGGTACAATCAATAAGTTGTATTATCCGATCCCGATCAGCGCAATCTATATCAATATCAGCCGACATTTACCATCCCGCTTTGCCTAAAATATCCCACGCATAAGAAGTATCAGTTTTTTTATGTTGGAACGTATTCTTCCATATATCAGTATCAATATAAGGCCAACATTCTTTTAACAATGCCGGCGTGTGTGACATTCTTTCAAGCAAATCTTGGCCACTGTTTGAATTATATAATGCCCATCCACTCAGCCTGCCCGTCACGATAGAATAAGATATAGTATTAAGATTACCATATCTTAGCCAATCTTTTGATGGTGCATTTATCTTTTCACTCCATTTTATTGAATTGGTTATGGCGCGAGTAAGTGCTTGGCCGACATCTTCTCTTGGTAGAAAATCAATCAGATATTCTGAATATAGTGAATCACGAGTCCAATCATCAATTCTTTTTTTGTTTTTAATTAACCAAAGTGAATATTCCTCGGGTGATATTACCTTGACCTCAATACAATATTTTCCAAATTTAGTAAATGCTTTATAATACGCACTGGAAGCAAATTCATTGAATGATTTTTGTTTTTTGTATAGCCCATTGAAAGCGTGAAATGCTATTCTTGACCATGCCTCATTTTTAGAAGAATGTCTATCGCGTTTTTCGCACTTGTGAGTAAGGACGGTTTGTTCTTTCTTAAAAGTTTTTTCGCAATATTCACATGAGTATTCTGTCATTTCCATTCAGATTCAAAAATTTTCGCATCTTCCTCGGACTCAAATTCCCATGGAATCTCTTCAGAATCAATGATCATTGCTGCTTGACAATTTTCTAATCCTGGTGTACCGCAATGAAATTCACATTTGCAGTGTTCCTTACACCATATAATCATAGCAGCTTGTTGATAATATCCGTAATGCTTTTTTAAGAAAATTTGTCTCATTATGACCACCTTAGTAAGAAAAAAGCGAAGTCTTCTTCTGATTTGAAGCCAATCAAGTTCTTAGACCCTACTATATTGTAAGCATTCCACTTTTTCAACTCATCATTGAGGAATTTTTGCCATTCATCTATTTCTACTTGAATTCCTCTTTCCTTTAAATCATCTAAAAAATTCTTCCACCATCTACGAGTTCCGTTGTATTCTGAAGTAGCCTCAAATACGAAATCAACGTAATTGGTGTATATCGAAACAATGTATTCAGTGTTCATCTCTTGGTATCTCAATCAATTCACCACCACTTACCTTTAATCTGATCAAATTAGTTAGGCTACCAGTCCTAAAATAATCTCGGCCTCCGTCAATCCATACGGACCCATCTGGGCTACTTCTATAATCGTGTCTGCATCTTGAGTATATTATATCACCATTGTTTGCGCGAATGCCAATAAACGATTCCTCTATGGAGTCCTTGGCATCAGATATATAATATAAATCAGATTTCCTTGAGATTGCGAACCAATTTGATCCCTGTGGGTGTGGCTTTTCGGTATAAAAGATCAATGATGGTTCATCTCTCCATCCATTTTTGGTTTTCAATGGAAATTCCATCAGATACTTTGCTGAAAATTTCTTCTCTATTTTTTCAATATCAATATCTTTTATAAATTCAGGATTTGTTAAAATCATCCGATTTCCTTTTTAATTTGTTCTGGAGTCATTCCCGTGCTTTTTGCAAGGGATTTTAATTCAGCATTGGTTGTCAAAGACGCCAGTATCTGAATATCATCCATTTTATAAGATGGATACAACTTTGTCAAGAATTTTTCTATTTTATTGTTAGACTTAGATTCTTTTTTCTTTACAGGAATCCAATTGTGCTTAAATTTTCCCATTCCCGGTGATATCGTGGTAGCACATAGCCATTGCAATTGAGGATGTTTATTTAACGCAAAAAAGTGTTTATTTAATCTCTGATTACAAGCCATAATATAGTATTCTTGCAAATCAACATCTCCTTGGACGCAAGACCCCCAGCGTATCATAAGGTATGCACTAAACTGTTTTTTATCTTCGTCTGATAGTGACTCATAAAAGTTCCTATCTTTAAGATCAAGTTTAGCCATTTCGTTAGATATATCCAATTCGCTCATTAAATCACCATGCGTGTTGATAGTTTACTACTTCGCAATTTCTACTAATATCTTTTACGAAGTAGATACACTGAGGCATAGGGTCATCAGTTAGTGGAACACAAAGCATCTGTCCATTTTTTAATTTAGGCGCATACCATGTTACTTCATGATATACATCAATAATTTCAATGTCATAAAACGTGGGACTAAAACTGGTCAGAGGATTGTATGAAAATACCTTGAATCCTCTGTCGGATATTGCAGTTAGCGGCAATATTTCCAAATCTCCCATATCTGGCTCACCGATTAGCACTTGCCAATCTACGGGCATTTTAATAACATGATTACCGATTTTCAGCACCAAAGCTGGACTTGAAAAACTCTCAAGAAAGATCAGCGGTATAAAATAGTAATCGGGTGAATTAGGATTGCTATTGTCAAATATAGCGAATCTGATGTCATCTACCTCTTTGGGTAGAAAATTCAATTCATATGCTTGATTTTCATCTAATGTTAAAATTCTCAACTTACTGACACTCCTTTGTTAATGATTCACTATAGCACATAATATGTCCCTTGTCAACGCCATTCTAACTTTTCTTTTGAATAAGGATATTGAGCATCTTTGTAATACTGTATTCTTTTCGTGAGGTGTCGCTTTGAAAACCTACAAGTAGAGGTTATATCATAAATCTCCACGTGATTCTTGTCGGCTGCTTTTCTTAGTCCTCTACCAATGGACTGGATGCATCTTACGAAAGAGCGGCCCGGTTCGATTAGTACAATGTTGAACAATCTTGGAATATTGATACCTGTACTCGCCACGCCATACGTTGCCACAATAACTTTACCATCACTGCCTGAGATTGAATCGTATTCTTCTTTTCTGTTTTTTGATTTGGTACTTCCGCTCACGAATACAGCATCTTCGCCCAATCTAGCTGCAATTTCTTTTCCGCTGGCTACTCGGTCAACCAACACCAACGTATTGCCAGATTGCTTTATCTTGTCAATTATTTTAGCAATTTGGCCGAGTCTTTCTGGATTTTCTGTCAAAAACTTCAATTCTTTTTGATAATCCTTGAATTCACCGTGATCTACCAATTGAATAATATTGATATGACAATCAGATAAGTGTCCCTCGTCTTGCAGTTCCTTCGCAGATAGCTTTCCTATTACCTGTCCAATGCTGCAAAATAAACTCATGAATTCATATTGTTCTTTTGGAATGGTACCGGTTAATCCCCATCTGATTGGAATATTTGCCAATGGTCCGGTCATTAATTCGCGCAAAGCCTTTGCTTTTAGCTGATGGCACTCATCAACTATTACACAAACAACACCTTCAATAAACTCATGAATTGGAATTTCCGCTGTTCCATCAATGGTGTTCTTCATCATATTGTACATTGATTGCCATGTACAAATAGTATGAGTTTTTCCTATTTCTTTTCTATCACCATAATAAACACCAGTATCAAGCCCCATGTTTTTGTAATCGGCTTCTGTTTGAGTGATCAGTGATTTGTTTGGGACGATGATTATAGTCCGACCATACTTTTCTACGGTGGCACTCATTGAGGCGCATAAAATTGTTTTACCAGCACCAGTGGCCAACTCTTGTAGGCACTGTGGATTAGCTAAAAAGCTATTGATTGCGCTTACCTGATAATCACGAAGAAGAATGGGTTGTCCAGCAATAGGATGTCCATCTGGCCAATTTCTGTTATCAAATGTTGTTTCCGAAACAGGATCAAAATGAAAATGACGATGAGTCTTTCTTTTATCATCCAATACAAAATCATACCCATCCTTCTCTAAGATGGGTATGATCTCCGGAAGTACATTAAGATAAGTAGAACCCGCGATGGAAAAGAATGATTCCTTGCCGTTCCATCTCCCTAATTTTACTGCTGGCATATATCTTGCGCCAGGCACATCATAATTAAATTTTGCTGCCAATTTTCGTCTAACATCTGCTTCCAAATTAACCAGCTTAATGTTAACCTCATCTAATACTTGTATAATACACGTTTTCATCATTGATGGCTATCTGCTATTAGTTGTCGCTCGGAGTATCTATTGCTGATTCCTCTTTCCTTGTAAAAAATATGTAGTCCAATCTGATTGATCTTTTTGTAATCTGCTCGCCACTTTGGACTAACATAATTAGCGTGATACCATTTGGCATCATCTAACTCAATGACACGCACACCATGTTGGAATCTATCTACTACGTGTAGAATGGCTTTCAATCTTTTATTTGGTAGCTTTTTATTACGAAGGCTCTTTTTAAGAGTCCAACTAAATTGCTTTTTTGCATACACCACATCACATATTGAATCGCCCCAACGACCATCCAATGCGCGATTAAATGTTACTTGAGCAACTGCTAATTTTCCGATATACGGCTCAAATCTTGCTTCGTGATAGATATTTTTAGCAAGACAATTTATATCTTGCCGAGATAGAACAAGTTTATGATGCGTATTGTACAGCCTTGATGATTGTGAACTAAATTCATTCATCGTGTTTTTTGTTGGAGATTTCCAATATGGATCCTTTTCCAATGTTACTTCCACTTCTCCATTCAGTCTATTTTCTATAGCACCGAGTCTTGTGTCAATATTATTATAAGCATGAACTCCGATGATTGATATGACTACCGTTGCGGCAACAGCGATGTTGCTTTTAAAGTCCTTATCACTACTAAGGATAGATAAAATCTTCATTGTTGGTCTTCTTCTCACATAGATTGTTAAGTTGAAGTTAAAGTGTACTATACAACCATCATGATTGCAAGTGTTTTTCTGAACATTGTTAAAAATAACCGCCTTGCGGCGGTTATTTCAAATTTGCGATGTTTTTGTCAAGTATAAGGCGATAGATTCAATCAGATCATGTGAGACTTTAACTTCTGAGGATATTTCCTCATAAGACTTTCCCTCAATAATCATTGCTTTTACTTGATCAATGATTGGCGTTTTCATTTTGCGTTACCTCAATCTGTATTTATCTTTTTAAGTCCAAAGGCTTCTGCGAATTTGAATTAAATCTATCAACATCTGAGTATCTTCAGCATGATACTCTTCTTCGATTCTCGTGGCTAACTCTATCGCTTTTTTGGACTCAGCACATTCTTCATCAGTTTCATCGTGGCTTCCGAATACTCCTTTGTCAGATTCATCGCGTTTTCTACAAATTTCACTCCAACCACTTAATTCATGAGGCTCCTTTCTGTTTGGACGCTCAAACTTCCACCAGTGATACAGTTTAGAGATTGTTTCTGCTGTTTCCGCTTGAGAGGATTTCTTTCCATAATCTGGATTATCTTTGTGATAACCCCAAGATTCGTCCATAATCAGTGTAGATTCCCAATCAAGATAATCGGCCCCGGCCTCCGGTGAGCGCCAATTTCTAAATCTGAACCAACCAGTAGCATACCAAGGAGCGTTATACTTCTTCACTTCTCTCTCGGAAAAAACAATATTCTTCCATGCCTTCTCCACCTCGACGAAGTTTACAAGCTCATCAAACAAACAATTTATTATTCGGTCATCCATCTCATACCAAGAACCCCTTTTCAAATTAGAAGTCAGCGCGTGAGTCTTGGTGATAAACCGATTTATAAGCCAATACTTGATTGAGTAGAGTTTATCTAATGGCCACATAACAAAATCCTGTAAATTGCCTAACCCTTCTGCCAACCGATACCGAAGAGGATGCCGCTTCTTACATTCCTTTTCCCAATCATTCCATTCTTGAGATGTTCCGCACGTTAATCTAGGTACACCCCGTACCCAATCAGCAAATTTTGAACAACTCCAATAATTACTTCTCATAGTTTATCTCGTTGATTCTGGCCAATTTTGTTTCCCTCGGCCACCCCGACAAGTACTCATTTTCCTTATCAAACTCCTTGATAAATTCATCTTCGGTTACTTCTCTTGCGTTGATTTGAATCTCATCAACATGACGCTGAGAACCCTCAATAAAGGAATCATTGTCTTTGTTACAACATACCTCGTCCAGGGCATCAGTTTCGCATCTCGCTCTAACGTAGTAGGTCATCTTGAACATTGATATTGTTTCAATCACGTAGATTTTTTCATCATTCAGAGTCATTGTCTTTTTCCTCTTTGCTGTAAAGAATACATTCTACTTTATCCACGTTCCTATTGTCAACCATTATTGATTTTATACATCTCCATTCTTCTTTTCTAAGCGATACACGTCCGTTGAGTTCTGACCTAATTAAAAGTACGGTGAGTAAAGCTCCGGCAAACAATGTCATCGGAACAACGATCCAATCCCTATTCATGCTACATTTCCTCTGCTAATTTTCCAGTATACCAATGCGGAACACTTCTACCATTTATTTTTCCAGACCATATTGCTAAATGTTGCTTGCCGTTGTTATAGTAATTTCTATAAGATGCAACAAAATCATTTTCAACGATATATTCTGATGGCATTGCTGGCGTTACTGGCGTAAATGACCCGTTAGGAATATTGTTTGGTGGTGTGCGTAGCATATCAATCAATCCGATTCGCTCGCACTTATGAATCTTACCATAACGATATTCATACTCTCTGCATAGCTCTATCGTGAGTTCGTGTAGCCATTTGTAATTTTCGTCAGTTGTTCTACACCAGATTGCACTTGGATGATTTACATGAGTAGCTGAATACATCAAATCATTTTTACTGGAATCAGAAAGAATCCACTGTTTCTTTTTTCTTCCAGTTTTAGATTTACCTTGAAC